TGATCTTGCGCAGAATGATTTTCTACGTTTGGCAGCTTTTGATCCTGGCTTCACTTTTCCAGTCACGGCTGTTTTTAATTTAGAACCGGGATTTGCTCTTCTGTAGGCAGCGACACCGGCTCGAGTCATGCCTGCTCCAGCCTTTGTAGGCCTGAAGTTTTTTTTGTTTCTAGCGGGCATTTTGTCTTGTCTTCTCACACCATGCCTCCCGCACTCATTGATTTTCTTTTTGCGAATGTTCTTACGTTAGTTGGTTTACCACCAACACCTTGTGGTTTACTTCTTTTCCTTGCAACGGCACTCCGCCTCTGAGAGTCTGTCATCCTTGCTGCTTTTGCAGCAGGCACGCACTTTGGATACTTTCGCTTTGATCCACTTGCAGATTTTCTTCCACATTTATTGAAACCCCCACCTTTTTTCTTGGAGCCTATGTCGACCCAATCTTGCTTGAACCATTCTTTTAAACCAGCCATTACGAATTCTTACCGTATGCCCGACCCATTCCTCTTTTGCAGACACCGCCGCCTTTTCCGTACATTGCTCTGGGCATCATTGTCATGCCACCGCCCATTTTTTTTATCCTACCACCCATGGCTTTGCCTGCAGGTTTAGGTCCTTTGAAATCTTTTCTTTTTACACCAGATGGATCTTTTATTTTACCTGCACATATTTTAGATGCGTAGGCGTTAGCATATGCTGAGGGGTACACGGCAAATTTTCTTTTCGCGGCTGCTTTTCCTCTAGGACAAAGTTTTGTCATTAAGACCTCGCTGTTTGTTTTGCTCGTTTAAAATTAGCTGCTGTCGGTGCACCCTTTGCACCTTTCTTTCGCATCTTACCACCACGTTTTCTTTTAGCATGTATATTTGCGTATAAACCTTTACCTGGCATTAGATAACCTTCTTTTTAGATTTTTTATTAGCTGCTATGAATTTAGCTTTTGGGTCTGCTGCTGTTACTTTAGGATTATTGTCTAAACCGTATTTAACACTTTGCATTCCTAAATCTCCACCCTTATTAAAACCGATTCTACCACCTTTAGCTTTCAATTCTTTTCTTAGTTCTTTTAATCTTTCCATTTTACTTGGTTTGTATATTAAATCTTTTGGCTTTGTTCCTTTTTTAGATTCGTTTTCTTCTTTTTTCTTTTTCTTACCTTTACCTATAATACCACCTATAAATTTTTTCTCTCTAACACCTCTGTGATAAACAGAACCACCGACTCTATCTGCTTGTCCTGTGCCAATCATTTTCTTAATTTCTTTAGAGGCTTTAATACCTTCTTTTCTTTTAGCTTTTGCTTTATCTAACTTGTTCATTCTCTCAATAGATTTTTTAGTTCTAACAATGTTAGCTCTGTCTTTTGCTGTTTTAGCTTCTGTGAAAGCAAATTTTTTATATTTAGACCTAATACCTTCCATGGTCTTTTTAAGTTGTCTTGGTTGTGTAATAGTGGGTGCTATCTTTGAAGTGTTAGACTTCTTTTTAAAAAAGTTAAATGCTTTAAAAAATTTACTAGCCATTATTTTTTGCCTCCGTTTCTAAATATTTGTGTACCCTTTATACCAAAAATTGACGCAACTACAAGTATCCATAGGTTTGTAAACCAAGATGGAAGGGTAGAAAAGTATTCAAAGAATAATTTTACTTTTTCCATCGCTGCCGGATCGTCACTTAGGACTGCCCAGGCCAACACTATAATCGGAGCCGACAAAATAATCAACACAAATTCGTCTTTCCAGTCAGATTGTCTAGCTTCTAACAATTTGCCCTGGTAAGCTTCCTCACCTCGAGCCATACGCTCTGCGTGCATAAGTTGGGCGTCAGACATAGCCATTTTCGTCTTTTGACGATTGGCATATATCTTACTTCCAGCTTGCAAAGCGATTTTTGCTAAACTGAACCAAGCCATTAGTACGCCTTTGAGTTTCTTTTCTTTTCAGCAAGCATTCTGTTCTGTCCTCTTACTGGCATTTCAGGTTTTCCCGTGCCAATGTAGTTAAATGCTTGGTCAGCTGTTGTTTTAGATCTAGGATCTACTTCAACTTGCTGATCTTGCACTGCAACTTGCTTAATTTTATCTAGTTTTTGCATTTTTGCTCCTTTTTTTCTTCTTTTCTACGCCTTTTATCGTACCTTTGTTTTTAGAAGCGTAAAAAACTGTTTCGCCACGCTTTTGACCGTATTGTTTCTTCATAGATTTCATGATCTTACGGCCTTTTTCGTTTAGTGGCATTAATCTTCAACCTCAATAGCAGTTATACCTGGATTTCCAGCCTTTGCAAGACTTACTCCAGCTCTTAATTTAGCTAATTTTTCATTTTGGTCTAATTTTTCGTCTGCAATGTCTGCAGCTTGCATTAATTTTGCTCTATCGTTCTCTACTTTTGCTTGATCAGCCTCTTTTTTACGTTCGTTCTCCATCGCACGTAAATCAACTTCTCTTGCTTTTAGTTTTAGAAGAGGATCAGAGTCAAATTGTGATGTAATTTTCTTCTCTTCCTTCATAAATTCTTCTGTCATCTCTGCAATCAACACAGATTTTCTAGATTCAATACGTTGTGTAATAACTTGTAGCTCTTGTGCAGCTCTTGGGTCTATTGGAGCTGTTTGTTGTAACGCTGCAAGACGCATTAATTCATCTCTAAACTCTAATTGTATCTGTTCTTGCGCCATCAAACTAATGTGTTCTAAAATATTTTTCTGTATTGCACCCATAACAGCAGGATTATTTCTAACAATGTTAGTAGACATAAAATTTAAGTGTGCTGTGATATGTGCTCTGTGATCTTGACCAGGAAACGCTTGAAAAGATTTACCTGTAAGAGCAGAAATGTGTTCCATACTTGGGTCCATAGGTTGTACTGGAGCAGGTGGTGGTAATAATTGATCTACATTCTTGACACCAATAGCTTCGTACATGGATCTATAAGCTTGGTACATGTTGTGCATACCAGGATTAGATGTAGCTAATTGTAACTGTGTTTGTGCTAGTGTTATTCTTTGTGACATAGAAAAGATATTAGGATCTGCTACTGGTAAAATATCTATTCTGTCATCAAAATCTAATTGTTTAATTAATCTTGCACCGCCAATAACGTCGTATGGATACTCTGGTGGTAAATATGTTGATATAACTTTTGCAAGTAATTTAAACTCACCCTTCATCGAGTTGTATAATCTTTTGTGAATAGCAGACATAACCTTTGATCCTCTCTCAAGAAGAGCAATCGTTGTCCCCACAGCAGCGTTACTGTTGCCTTCACCTGTCTGAAGTTCTGATATAGCCGCGAATCTCTGACCTGCTTGAACCACAATACCCATTAATTGTAATAGAGTAGCTGATGGTTCTTTGTATGGTAGAGGAAAGAAAGCTTCACGTAGATTGCCACCTGGCGCATCTACATCTTTGAATTCACCAGGTTGAATTGGAGAAGCCTCATCTCTTACCCGCACCCCTCTTTGTTTGAAACCAGCAGGTAGGTTTGACAAAGTTCCTGCATCTAATAATTGGCGGAGAGCGACCGTTGCCGTTCGACTCAATCCGCCAATCATGTGTATTAATCCAAATCCGTAGAATCCTAGTCCTGGCAGAAATTTAAAGTGGACAAAATATTGGACTCTTTGTTTTTTTGGATCATTGGGCGCATAGTTCCTTCTTATCGAAAGAACCGTTCCACTACCTTCTTCGATTGTAACGATGTAAGGTAGCTTGATACCAGATGGCTCACCATCTGGACCAATATCTTCAAAGCCTTCTAAATCTAGATCAACATGACACTCAAGAATTGTGTACATCGTTTGTTGTTTTCCAGATTTTTTAGTGCCTTCTAATTCTTTTTCTTTTTTAGAAACTTCATCATTAACAGTAACACCTGGTGGACTTAATTCTACATCAGAGTAAAAACCAGCGACTTGTTGTTTTCTTAAATCATTTTCTGAAATTTTAATAACGTGAATAATAGACTCTGCATCATCTAAACTGTTCGCTGTATACGGCACGATCAAATCATCTGCTGGCACAAACTTAGAAACCGCTCTACCTAATAAATCATCGTAGTAAACTTTTTTAAATGTAGACCCTGCAAGTGGTAAATGAAACAACATAGAATCAAACTCTGGTTCGTATTCTTTCATCTGATCCATGATCTGATAGTTCATGAAATCTTTTACTCTTTCTGCCTGTTGTTGTTTGGCAGGTGTGTTAACTCCTAAGATTTGTGTTCTTACTGGTCCGTCTGCTGGTAATAGCTCTTTGTATGCTGTAGCTTGAAACTGTGTAACAGCTTCTGCTAACACAGGGTGCGTGGCACCTGAAGCTCCTTGAAACGGCTCCGTTCTATTTTCGTATTTAAATCCTAATAGGTCAAGTCCTTCTGTGTAAGATCTTTCCCACTCTTTTCTGGACATCTTATAGTCCATGTAATTTTGTTTCATTTCAGAACCTAGTGGTTCTAAAACATCTTGAGGTAGAATGTCTGCTAAATTATCGAAATGTTTTTCTGTGCCAGGTATGTTAATCGCACCTGGTTCAAAATCTATAGTCGCACCGCCATCTTCTTCAGGGATAACTTCTACGGGTGCTTGCTCTTTGATTTCTTCCTTTATCTCGACCTCTTCGCCCGGAACTTTAACCTGAGTACGAGTGTTAGGAAGTCCTTTATCTATATCTGCCATTTAAACTCCTGTCGTTATCTACCACGTTTCATTAAAAAAGCCAAGCCCTGTGAATTAGGCCCTGATTCTGGCGGTGGGCCAGATTCCACCCCTGCTTGTTTTGCTATACCACCACCTGCATATCCTCTAAAAAAAGACTTAGAAAAATCAAATAAGTTAGGAATTTGTTTTGCCAAAGGAATACCTGTTGATCTTAAAATACCTTCTGTTTGTTTTCTTTTTAAACCCTCTCTAGTTTCTTTTGCTTCAAGGGCTCCAAGTTCACTAGAATATTTTAAAGGTATTTCACCAAAAGAATCCCTAATATCTTTTGGTAGACCTAAATCAAAAAGCATGGGCGAGCCTTCAGGTGTTTCAGGTATAAGCTCTTGAGCTTTTGTAACCGCTCTTGGATACTCTGAAAAGTTTTGTTCTATTGCTTGTTCTAAATTAGTTATAGGTTTGAAACCAAATCTTAAATTTTTCTGTTGTGTTTCAAGAGCTTGTTGAGTGGCTTTTCTAGCTTTTGTTTCATCTTCAATAGTGTCATAACCTAATTCTTTATTTTCAAACTTTTCAAGAGTGTTATTATATTCTGACCCAATTCTATTGTACTCACCAGTAAGATAATTAATATCACTTTCTAACTGTTGTTTAAACAATGGATTATTTCCAGGATCTTCATAACGTTTTGTTCTATCTTGTATTTCGTTTTCTAATCTATCAAGTTCTCTATATTGATTAACAAACTCGATTGTTTTATTTTGTGTGTTAACGTATTTAAGAACCTCTGGGTTATCTTTAAAATCATCTATGGCGTTTCCTCCATAACCAAAAAGTCCTAACGTTGATGCTCTTTTTGCAGCTTCATAATCACCGGATATTAAGTGAGGCATCGTGAACATCAGCTCTAGAGGTATATCGACAGCGAGCGTTCCTTTTAAAAAACCTCTTAAGTTTTTAAATTTAGAAAAGTCTTTAGTTCTTTTTGCTCTATTTATTTCAGAATTTACATTTCTTGTTATGCATTGTTGTTGAGTTTCTCCCTCTAAACGTCCACCGCCAGATTTATTTTTTCTTAAAAAACATTGTGATATTTTTATCCCTGCTTTTTCTAAAAGCTTCAAACCTTCAAGTTTATTAATTAATTTAACAGGTTTCATTTCAGCTAATTCTTTTTGTGTAACTAAATTACGACCTAAGTTTAGAGAATATCCTCTATCTTTATAATTTTGTAAAATAGATTTTCTTGCTTCAACAGGAAGACTTCTAAATCTTTTTTCACCCATAACTTCAATAGGACTTCTAAGATCAAATCTAGTTAAATTTATTTTTTGAAAATCAGGATAATCTTTTCTAAAATTTCTAACAAAAGTATCTTGTTCTTTGATAATATCAGCAACCTCTTGAGAATTTTTACCAAACTTTTTAATTGCTTCATTTAATCTTATTTGTCTTTTAGAAGTTTGAGGATCAAAAATATTTCCTTTTACTTTTATATTCATTTTCTTAGTTAATAATTGAGAGAAAATAGAATAAGGTTCTGTGCCACCAGACAAACCAGTACGTAAAGCTTGTATCTCATCAATGTTTAATTTTCCTAACCCAAGGTCATCCATCGTCTTTCTTATGGCATTAACTCTAGCACCAAAAGTTTTACCAGGTGCATTACGAGGATTATAAACTTCATCCATTTTTCTAATCGCATAATCTCTTGCTGCTTTGTGCCACGTTCCTGTAAAGTGCCCTGAAACGTTAGTTTGATATTTCATACCTTGTCTAATTTTTTCTGCAAATAATTTATTTTTAGGAATTAATTTTAAAGCGTCTTTAATATCACCAATTGTTTCGTCTGTAAGACGAGGATTTATAATTCCCTTACCCTCAAGGAACCTACCATATTCCATAACTGTGTTTGGACTGTAAGCAGCATTTGCTGAAAATATTTTTTTAACAATATTATCTGGCACTGGGTCTCCATCTTTCCAATTTTTTAAAAAATTAGTAAAAACTTTATCGTTATGTAATTTAAGAATTGCTTTTAAAGTTCCTGGTCTTGGCCCTCCTTGTGCACCGCCTTTTCCCACATGAAGGGCTTGAATTGCTTTAATTTGTTTAGCGTTTGGTTTTAGGTAATAATATTTTGACTTACCTTTTGACCCTTTTTCTACTTGAGGACCCCTATAAGGTTTTAAAACTTCGTAAGCTTTATTAGTTCGGAAGTGCTTAACTTTATCTCCAAAATTTTCAATACCAACTAATTTACCTAGTTCTGCTTCAGAAATATATTTATTTTTTTTTAAAAATTTAGCTTGTTCAATTCTTTTTAATTCGTTTTGATAATTGCCTTTAAAATTAGATCTATCTTGATGATTCATAGCTTCAAGTATTTCTTCTACAGAAGCATTTTTATTTTTAAGTTTTTTTCTTACTTTTTTAATTATTGCAAAATCAGCATTATCATCATATGATTTTTTTAAGAACTTTAAAAAACCTTTATCATCTAATTTAACTTTAAATTTTCTCTCTGGTCTGTCTTGAGAATAGCTCCCTGGTTCATCAACCAAGCCACGCTTTGGTGTTTCCACAGATCCACCAATCGCAAAACCTAATTCTCTTTCAATAAGCTCTTGTGATTCTTTACCAAGATACTGTTTGATCTTTTCGTAGTTTATCTTTTTTCTTTTCTTAACTTCTTCTGGTGGTTTACGTTTTGGTAGAACAGTTCTATTGGACACCGCACCACCGCCATTGAACCCTGGACGAGTTAGATAAGCCATCATCTCGTTGTAGTGCTTTATTTTCATTATTCTCCTAATAGACCTGCTAATCCGCCATCAGCTAAATCTTCATCTGGCACAGCTAAATCATCATAAGCATCTAAGTTAACTTTAGATTTACTCGTTTTTTGTTTTCCCATACCTGCAAACTCATCAAGATTTTCTGTTCCTGTATCTATGCCCTCTTCAAAATCTTTTGTGTATCCATCACCAGCTGTTCTATATTTAACCTCACCTTGATTAAATTCATTAGGCCCTCTTGTACCTCTCATAGGGCTTTCCATATCATCAATAATATCTCCTTTTCTAAACTCATAACCAGCTCTCATACCTTGGTCAGTATCAAAATCTAATTGTATTCTATTACCCTCTCCTTCAATGGTTAATTCTATGTCAGGTCTATCAGGGTGTTTGTATGTTGTTACATCACCGGTTTTTTTAACAAAATCTTTTTTAACTACTTGTCCTTCTTTAAGAATTTTTTCTACGAGTTTAGGAAAGTGTGCTGGCATTTCTGCTGTTGGTGTCACGATTGGTTTTACACCTTTCGCTACCTTTGTAGTTTTTGCTAGTTTACCTACAACAGGGAACGCAGCTAGTGCTGCCATAATTTTTAAGAACGTTCTTCTAGACATACCGCCGTCAGCAAAACCTATTCTGCCACCGTCAGCGTTCAACGCTCGTTTGTCTTTGCCTACTTTTAAATTCTTCAATACGTTTTCTATTTGTAATATTTCTTTATCTAAACTTTCAACCGTTGATCCTTTTAAACTTTGTCTTACTTCATCAGGTAACATCATTCTTATCATATCATCACCAACTTCTTTAAACATAGGAGGAAAATTATCTCTGTTCGCTAATAAGTTTCTATTTAGTTTTAAAGCCTCAAGTTGATTTTCTAGCTGTTCTATTCTTAATCGTTTCATGTCCGCCATATCTCTATTAGACACAAAAGGTTTTGCTTTTTTTGGGACTTGTGATTTAGGATTACCTTGTTTAAGAACATCAGAACCTTTGATGCCTTGTCTCTTACCTACCGATCTTAATAAATTTTTAAGTCCAACACCACCACCAAAGATAAATTCTTCTCTTGGCTCACCTAACATGTAAGCTAAACCACCACCTTCTTTCTTTGTTCTCTCTTCAAAATCTTTAAACATTTGTCTAAGTTTTTTTCTACCACCTTTATCTTTTGGTGCTTTGCCTTTTTGAATAATGTCTTTGCCATATTTCTTTTTTAATGCTTTCACAGCTTTTATTAAACCACCTTTTGCTTTCTTTGGTTTATTTAAAAATCTAGACTTAGTTAAAAACGAATACGCTTCGCTATATAATTTAGAATAATCTTTTTGATCCATGTCAGTAGCATCCTGACCCTCTTTAATAAAACCTCTTCTCTCTGCAAGATCCGTTGCTAAAACATCTGCATCGTATTTTGTATCTTCACCTCTTACCATAACATTATCAAAAGACTTTAACAGATCGTCTTTTGCATCTTTTGGTATTTTAACAGGAACTCTTTTACCACCTTGCATAATTGTTTGTGTTGGACTTTCTATGTAGGGTATTTCTCCTATACGAGTTTTCATGGTTAAATCTTTGCCACCTTGAATAACTTTAGGTTCAAAGCCTTTAAAATTATCTAGCGCTGTTTTAAAACCAGAACCTTGAAGAGCGGCTTGATCGTCTGGGTTCAAGGGTATACCTCTTCTCATCTTATCAAAAACTCTGGTGATACCTTCATCAGCTTTTTTCATAGCTTCGGTCCTTGCTATTTGTCTTTGATTAATATCTTCTAAAACTCTAACTAGATCGTCTTCACTTTTTATGGCTTTGTCTGCAGACACAGGATTGTATCCACCTTCTTTAAGTCTTTTAAAAACAGTTTGCATACCTCTTTCGACTTGGTCTGGTCTAGGTAGAGATGTAATGCCTTTTCCATCTCCTTTAAGAGTTAGTCTCTTACGAACAAGATTGTAAATGATATCTATAACTTTTTTAGCCATTAATAATACGTCCTAGGTTTAGGGTCTTTTTTCTCGTCAAGGTAATCTTCAGGGTGACCAATCAATCCGCCCTGCCTGAAGCGCATGATAGCTTGTGTTGTAGAGTCCACAAGGTCGTCGTGATCACCGTTTGGAAATGCTGCACATTCCTCGATCACCTCCTCTGCAAATTTCTGATCTGGCGCCCATATCATTCCAGACTCGAAAAGAGGTGCTACGGCGTTTACTCTAGCATGTTTATCATTTCCCTTGCTAGGTGTAAAGTTAATAACCGGTATGTTCATCTGCCGAAGTTCGTAGGTTAGAGGTAGTCCTGACGCTTTAGCCTCAACAATAACAGACTCAGGTTTCCAATAATCGTATTGCTGTAGTGCTAATCGTCTTAATTCTGGAAACTCGTATCTACCTTTGACAGCGTCTAATAGTATAAGATTCGCTGGGCTGTCCTCGTTTGGATAGAATATACCCCACGTTGTAATGGCAGAATAGTCTGCAGTTTCTTTCTTCAAGAATGCTGTATCGTAAGATTGTATCACATGTTGTAGAGGTGGTATCTCATCCTCACCGTACGTTTGCCACCACTCACGTTTTAATATTGCACCTTCCTCTGATGTTGGTGACTGCATCCACTGTGCGTTCCATTTACCAACGGGCAGTGATGCTTTAACTTTTTCTAGTTCTTCCAAGTTCCAATACTCTGGCCACACTGGTCCGTGGTCCATGATTGCCGGAAACTCGACCACGTGCCATTGATCAGACTTTGCTTCTTTCTGGTTCGCTATAAGTTTTGCAGTCAGATCTTTGGTTGACCATCTTGTCATCACCAGAACAATTTTACCGCCTGGTTGTAAACGTTGACGTGGTCCTGAAGTATACCACTCGTACGCTGACTCTAATGCTGTAGGAGATAATGCATCTTGTTCAGAGTGCGGGTCGTCAATGATGAGTAGATCCGCGCCTCGTCCTGTGATAGCTCCACCTACACCAGCAGCGAAGTATTCTCCGCCTTGTGCCGTTTCCCAACGGCCTGCAGCTTTGGAGTCTTCTTGTAGTGTTGTTTGAAAAATTTTTCTATAATCTTCTGAGTCGATAAGATGTTTTGCTTTACGACCAAACCGCACGGCGAGTTCTCCGGTGTGCGTTGCTTGAATGATCTTGAGCTTTGGATCACGGCCCACCATCCACGCTGGTAGCAAGAAAGATGCAAACTCAGACTTCGTATGCCTTGGTGGCATGTTCACTATCAAACGATTTATTTCGCCCGTAGCTAATTTATTAAATTTATCTGCGATGTGCCTGTGATGGGACCCCTCTACAAAATCTGGCCACATGCATTTTACAAAAGATAGAAAGTCATTCTTAGCTTTGTTCTGTATCTTTTTTTCAGCATGGAGCAGTTGTAGTCTTTTGAAGGTCTTCCGTACATCTGCAGGTAATTTTTCTATATT